TGATCCGTCTATCCCTAGAATACCCTGCAGTTGTAAAGGGTGGTTCTAAAACGAAAACAAGAAAAATTCGTATTAAACGCCGCCATAGAGCAAAGACATATAAGTTACGTGATGATGAAAAAATTGCTTTCTAACGTTACTATATTAAAATTAATGCCTGGAGAAGTTCGTAGAACTGAGAAATATGTAACCTATACAATCACACATACAGACTGGATATGTGAGTGGATAGTACCAAGAGATACAACTATGCCTATACAGCGTTCCTGTATTTTGAAGAATATCATTGACCCATTAACTGATACAGAGCTTGTTATGAAACTAATACCCGGTTTTATAGAGGAAATAAAGGCTACTATAAAGAAATGGATACAAGATGGAGAAATATATGCAGATCTCTTATTAAAACCCGAGAACAAACCATCCTTCCTTACATATGCTGAAAGTATAATTTGAATTTGCTGACTATGAATAGATGAATATCCTTCTAGGGATAGCCTTAATTTTTGTAATATCATTTTCGATTTACTTGCTCCTTGCATACTTTATGCTTCCGAAACCATTCAATCGTATTGGCACCCAGGATGAGATATCCTTAACAACCCCTGTTCAAGTGATAACTGCTGAAGAGCTAAAGGGTCCTTGGACGTCCAGTTCCGGTTCTTCACTCATATTCTATATCAATCCAACTCTCGTCGATAGAACATCGCAATCAGGTAACGAATATGCGCGAGTAGTTCAAATTGGAACAAAGCAGACATTTCAAGTTCTGGTAGCACCTGATGCAGGACGCCGCTTGAATATGGCTCCCGCGCGTCTGGAAATTTACGTAAAAGGATATGCTAATCCTGAATATGCTGAGATACCTAATTTCCCATTACAGCGTTGGACCGCTGTTGTTATCGTTAAGAATGGTCGCAGATTTAACATATACTTGAATGGCGTTCTTGCTGTAAGCCATATGTGTACGGCAATGCCAGATTTCGATAGCACGCAGCCTCTGAGAGTAGGTGACAAGAGACTAGGAGGAACCATTTCTTTGTTAAGCATCGCTCCATACGCAATGAAGACAAATGAGGTGCGTGAATTAATAAGAGGATCAGTTGATACTACTGGAAAACCATACATGCCAATTACAATAATGTCATTTTTCAAGCCATTTATGCCATCCCTGCCAAATATCGGCCCCTGGTGTCCGGGTGGAAATTGCACAAAACCTAAGAGAGCTGGGCCTCTAGAACAGTGGTCAGCACCCTACGCCTAATTCCAATGCCCAACTGCCGAACTTACGCAGTCCGCATAAAACTGTTTCTTAGAATAGAATGGAACCTTCACGCATGGTTGTAATGGTGGTTTTAATAATTTTAATGCTAGTAGCACTTTTCTATGTGTGGAAGTGGCTCTATGGAGACAGTGATATGCACGATATGGTCATCTACAGTTCACCCAGCGATGGCCTACCTGCAAATGATAAGAAGACTACCACCTTCTCTGGCTCACAAGTCCCTCAAATCTACGGCGGCGGTGAGTATTCCGTTAGCACATGGATCTATGTGAGTAACTGGGCACTAAATAAGGGTAAGAACAAGCCCTTCTTAGTGCTATCAGGTGGCGCCCGTGAGTCAACTGGATTTATGACAATGGTTATGTATTTAGGACAGTTCACCAACAAGCTTGGTGTTCGTGTAAGTATAGATTCACCCGTGGCTAGTAGTGGTGAACTAACCTTTACTAGAGATTATAATGCTATTACTGCAGGATCATCTCCTTACACAGACTCATCCCCTGATTTCAAGAAGTGTGACATTGAACAGGTTGACTTACAGAGATGGGTGAATATCACAGCGGTTCTATCTGGCCGCACACTTGATATCTACATTGATGGAAAGCTATCTCGTTCTTGTTTACTAGATGGCCTCTTCAAGGTGGATGGAGAGACACCTACCTTGAAACTAGGTGGCCCTGATGGCTTTGGTGGCTTGATTGGAATGACACGTGCTGCTAACTTTGCGTATTCTCCGGATAGAGTCTACTCCTATTACCAGGCGGGTCCCTTCACCTCAAGCTTCTCCTTGAGCAGCTTGGACCCAGGCAGCTATACATTAGACCTTAAGAGAAAGGGTACTACAATTTTTAGCACATCAAGTAATTAAATATATTCAATAAACTATAATATGTAAAAGTTAAAGTACCTTTTACATATAGTAGATGGAAGCAACTGGAGTTTCAATGATGGGCACCGATCCTTTATCACAGGTGCTTTCTGGTGTTGCATTAGTATTAGCTCTATATATCTTACTGTCAGTGAGCGAGTTCATTTATAACTCATTCATGGCAATGTTCAGAGATCGTGTAGAGTTGTTCCCTAATACATATGTGTCCGGTGCGAAGATGTTAACAGCACTACAAAACCCTCATAACCCTGCATCTAAAACAATTTATTTTTCTGATAATCAGCGTTCCGGCGTAGAATTCAGTTATGCATTGTTTATCAACATCAGCAATGATACATTCTCCACAGGCGAGCACAAGTTGAAACACATTTTACACAAGGGATATGGACAAGTCTACCCCTTGCTAGGACCTGGTATCTTCTGCTGGGGTGACAAGAATATAATACGTGTCTACATGAATTGCTTTGAGACATGGAATAATTACATTGAGGTTGAGAATATCCCCGTTGACAAGTGGTTCCACTTGGCCATCACATGCAAGGGTAATATCATGTATATCTACATTAATGGTCACTTGAAGAAGAAGTTGGCATTGGCGAACAACACACCTCCTTACCAGAACTATGGTAACGTGTATGCCTTCAGCCCTCGTAAGATCACAATGAGCAAGGCCATTACAACTTCTCTAGAGAAGGACTTGGAGTTCAGTGGCCCTCAGTCAGCATCCAATCTAGTATTTGATGGAGCTATGAAGGGAATGATTAGCAGAGTGTATTATTTCGGGTATGCCTTGACATACACAGAGATCAAGTATCTCATTGATATGCAGCCTTCTACTGTCATGGAAGGTCCTGATATGTCATTGGTTCCTTATTTGTCAGACACATGGTGGGCTAACCGTCAGGGTCCATAGGGGTTTCACCCCTAAGACCCCGTCCATAAATGTATATATTTCTATGAATGGGGTTAGGCGTAGCCAAAGCCCCTATTCAGCGGTCTAAAACGTATCTCTTCTTCTTTCGTAAGAACAAGAAGAGATATGCCAGGAGGTGGATTATTCATATTAGTCGCCTACGGCGCACAAAACGTTGTTCTAAGTGGAAATCCTGATTTCACCTATTTCTACATGGTTATAAAGAAATATAGTCATTTTGCCTTTGAATCTGTTACTATTCCTCTAGAAGGCCCTCAAGAGCTTTTCTTCGATGAACCAATTCGGCTCCGTGCTAAGATCCAGCGTGTTGCAGATTTACTCTCAGACTTGTATTTCACATTTACACTACCAGACATCTACTCTAAATATTTCGATCCTAACTTACCAGGACCAAACAATGGTCGCTCGCAGTTCCAATTCCATTGGGTTCGTTACATTGGAGCACAAATCATTCAGAATGCTGCTTTCTTAATTGGAGGAACTCAGGTTCAGGAATTTGACAGTGATTATATTATATCAACTGCTTTCACGGACCAGGATGAAACTCAGTATAACAAGTGGCAGCAACTAGTGGGTGATGTTCCTGAGCTCTATGATCCAGCATATGGGCAGTATTCCGGCGCGGTAGGTAATGCTGTGACGAGAACACCTGGTCTTTATCCAAGTGTATATCGTAATTCGGACCCACAAATTCAAGCACAGAATAACTTTCCTTCCATCCCTGGGCGTGATATTACACTTCCTCTATCATTTTGGTTTTCTCAGAATGCTGGTCTAGCTCTACCGCTTATTGGCTTACAGTATCACGAGTGCGAAGTTCAGTTAACTTTGAGGCCCATTAGAGATCTCTATACTGTCTTAGATCCATCTGGGTTCAGAGTACGCCCTGAACACATGGTAACAGCTTCTAGGGCACAATTACAATCAGGAAATGTTCGATATGTAGCAAATTCTGAACCAGGTGTTTACATTAATCAATATTTGACTGATATTGGCTATAGTGTACCCGCTATGAATACCTGGCCCCTCAATCCTAGATTACAGGCAACCTACGTGTATTTAACAGATGAAGAACGTAGAACATTTGCAACAAAGCCTCTAAATTACATTGTCAGACAAGTCACTAAATACCCATTTCCAAGTGTAGGTTCAAGACAATTGTTTGATCTTCATACACATAATCCAGTTCCTCGTATTATTGTAATTCCTAGACGTTCAGATGCTACCCAGTATTTGAACGCATGGACAAACTATACGAATTGGTGGAGATATGGGCAGGCTCCTTTTTCCCCAGCGATTTCTTCCGTTCCATCTGGAGGATATTCTGGTGTAAATATTGCCTCTATGCAACAAGATATCATCAGACAAATGCGGATTGTCTGTGATGGCAATGAAGCACAAGAAATCAAGCCTCTTCAGTATTTTAAGGAGCTGAGTTCATGGAGATATGCAACAGGAGTATTTCCACCAGGATTAGCAATTTACAGCTTCGCTTTAGACACATCAAAGTGGATGAAGCCAAGTGGTTCGTTGAATACAAGCAGAGTTAAGAATTTCCAGCTTGATATTGATCCATGGCCTCTAGCACAGGATAGTATGTATTTAATTAATTATGCTGTCTATGTGGAAAGCATTAATTTCCTAGCAATTGAGGGTGGTATGGGAGGAATGAAATATGCAACGTAATTACTTTCGTAACTTTCTGGTTTTATTGGTGCCTTTGGCACCTTTGGAACCTTTGCTAGGATCAACCAAACGAATTTCAGGCATCTTAGATTTCCTGGTGGGGTTCAGACGAATCCAACCAGGGTATTTCTTCATCAAGGCTTTCACAGTTCGTCTTTCCTTTGCAAGACGATTTCCTAGCTGTAATCCTCCAGGTGTTTTGTATGTTGCAGTTTTTGCAGACACAAAGTTCAGACGAACAACTGCGCCATCCCTTTGGAAGAATTTCAGAGTTCTCTCATAGTCGTCCTTTTCTCCTTCACTGATTTCAATGAGAACTTCATTTCCGGGATTTATGAAGCCTCCAAAGCTGAATTTCAAGTCAGTTGTAACAGTTGGCTTCATGAAAAATCCATTGGGACTTGGATAAATTCCCCAATGTCCACACTTGGCTTTCTCACACTCAGAAAACCCGCGTCTTATAGTATCCTTGAGGCTCCGGAGTTCTCTTTCATGTCTCTTTGTATTCGGAGTATATTCAATGAACCCATTGATATCGTCATCACATGAGACTAACTTTTTGCCTTTAGGAAAATGCTTAAAAATCCAGTTACGCACATTAGCTAAGCCAGGCACACCAACTAAAATCTCCTTGTATGTCTTTGGATCTAAGACACCTTCGTATACTTCCTTTTCTTCCTTGTTTGCTACTACAACTACAATTTGTTCCTTGGGTATTTTGTATTTATGAAGAACCGCCAGTGTCTTGTCTCGGCAAAGTTCAGCCCTTTTATACGATGGAATTACAATCGTGTAATCCATCTCTTCTATTTTAATCTCAATAAATTAGATGAGCTTCTTGACACAAATTGGAAACAAGATACAATACAGTATTGCAAAATGGGCTTCCGACCCAGAAGCAGACGCGTATGCTAGACAACAAGCGCGGCAACAGCAACAGGATGCTGATGCCGCCAGGCGTCTAGCGGAATCTAGAGCGCGAAGTGACGCAGCTGCTAAGGCGCAGGCGGATGCCGATGCTAGAGCGCGCAGTATGGCAGATAGAAGTCAATTCAAGCCTATAAGAGCAACAAGTAACGTAGCAGCAGGTGTTGTAAAGGGATTTATGAGCTTTATTTTAACATTAATTATTTTATATGGAGGACATTTGTCTGCAAACGAAGCAATTGGTTATAAGGTTCCCTTTCGTCTCGTAAGTTTCTTGTATGGATGTATTTTCTTTTTTATTGAAATTCCCAAGATGTTAATTCGCAGATACTGGTATCAGATTAAGCCTGCGTATTATACATATTTACCATTATCAACCTATGAACCAAATGGTGACCTTGAGGTATTTTTCCTTGGTGCTTTCTGCTACAAAGAAGATAATACAACTCAACTAGCTAGAGCTGCGGTAGAGACTATGTATAAGACTGCATTCGAGAAAAGTCAGATAAAGACGGAGTAATATATTCTATCAGATGAGTTTACCTATGGTAAGTATTGTAACGCCAACGTATAATCGCAGACGTTTCATTCCTTTCTTAATTAAAATGGTTCAAAGCCAGACGTATCCCAGAGACCGAATGGAGTGGGTAGTCTACGATGACGGTCAGGAGGAAGTCAGAGATTTATTTGAGGCTCAAAGAGCCAACTTGCCAGCCTTAAATTTCATTTGGTCTGAAGATAAGATGACCTTGGGTGAGAAACGTAACAGGCTAAATCAGGAGGCCAAGGGAGACATTTTGGTGGCCATGGATGATGACGACTTCTATTTTCCTGAGCGTGTGGAGGAAGCAGTAAAGGCACTTCAGAGAAATCCAGGCTTCAGACTAGCTGGATCCAGTGAAGTCTACATGTATTTCACAGATACAAAGGAAATCTGGAAGGCAGGTCCATATTTCAAGGGTCATGCTACAAATGGAACCATGGTCTGGACGAAGACATATGCAGATACCCATCAATATGACGAGACAGTGGCTTTCTCAGAAGAAAAGTCCTTCTTAGAAAACTACAAAAATCCATTAGTTCAATTGAACCCGAAGAAAGTCATGTTGGTCATGAGCCACTCAGACAATACCTTTGATAAGACAGAAATGAGAACTGAGACAAATCCCTTGTTAGTAAAGACGACCTTGAAGATGAAAGATTTTATCAAGGATAATGAGTTATACAATTTCTTTAGCAGTCTCTAAATACATTTCATACAACTCTTTCTTATAGTTATCTGTTTTATTATAAGCAGTTAACTCTGCAAAATACGATTTCTCTAGAAACCACATGTTATAATCTACCAATGTCTTATCTAGATTTACAAGTGGTGTCATATTGGCGTCAAAAGGAGGAGCGGTAAATAAGACGGTATCTTGTGGAATTTCTGTTTGCGCAAGAAGTTCTCTTAGACTAGTAGATTTCTCGGCAAAAAATATCATACATGGTATTACCGTAATGTAGGTGAACACGTACTCTCATATACTATAAAATTATTCAAGAAAGTTTAGATAGGTCTAAACGTTTACCCTCTCGTTCTTATAGAGATTATTGTGCGATGGCGGCGAGGGACGACTCGCTTAACAAAATTCTGGAAGTCTATGAACAACCAATTCTGTTTTCAGTGACAGATACCTCTGGATATGCAGTTCAACCAAGAGAAATCAAGGTTCCTCTTAGGCCACATCAATTAGCCATGGTTCACGCCATGCTTTTAAAGGAGAAAACCTGTATTGAAGGTTTTGATGTAAAAGGGGAAACCCATTATAGTCAGACAGCAATCTTAGGAGACAAGGTTGGTTCGGGTAAGACATTGACAACCCTTGGATATCTGGCGCATAAAAAACTTAATCCTATAACTTCGGTATTTAAC